ACGCTTTAGCAGTACAGATTAACATACACAGAGACAGCGATACAGAGACTGTAACGATTAAGCCATCTGGTTCTAAAGCAGAGGATTAAAGGTCTGTAACTGTTGGTATTGCTAGGGTTTAGTTTAAAAAGGGTTCATAGGTGGTTCAAATAGCCCCCAGTACCAAGCCCCACAGGCACAACTTTTTCGAAGGCGAAGGCGATACACACACACGCACCCCTTCACACAAAAAACAAAAACCACAGGTTGCACAACGAATAGGAGAAGGTCGCTTAGTTGGTTAGTCATGTATAAGCCACGAGATTAAATTAAAAATATACAAGAAGCATTAGATATCGATTTGGTTGATGGCATTATTTGAGGTGAGAAGTCGGACAAATTTTAGCAGTATATTGGTATACCAGCCTTCTCCTTATAAAAAAACAAACAACACAGGTTGTCGCTTAGTTGTCGTAAACCAAAAAAAACAAATTCTCAGGTTGTCGACAACCAATAGGTAACCATAAATGTCTAAGAAGATAATAAAACTAGAATACGACCCACAACCTAAACAGCAGTTATTGCACAAGTGTAAAGCCAAGCAGATATTATTTGGTGGAGCAGCAGGAGGTGGTAAGAGCCATTCTGGTCGTTGGGATGTAATTGGGTTCTGCTTAGAGAATCCTGGTTTAAATGCCTTTATATTTCGTAGGTCGCTGCCTGAGTTGGATAGTAATCATATTCAGCCCTTAAAGAAGGAATTGCCTTTAGCGTTAGGTTCATTTAACGAAACCAGAAAGAGGTATGAATTTTATAATGGTTCAACCATACAGTTTCAGTATTTAGAACGAGATAGTGACTGTGATCGTATTCAAGGCACAGAAATACATATAGCCCTAGCCGATGAAGCAGGTCAGCTATCAGCCTATCAGTTAGGTTATATTAAAAGTCGAATGAGATTAGGATCATTTAAGCCAAAGCAAGAAGGGTTTTTCCCACGATTAGTAATGACAGCTAATCCAGGTGGACAGAGCCATAACTTTTTAAAGGCTTTGTATATTGATCCATCACCTCCTGAGACTTATTTTTACGATCATACAATGCGAGACCCAAATAATCCAAAGGATAAGGGTTGGCTGAGTATGTATATACCTGCAAAGATGACTGACAATAAATACATTGATCCTAGTTACGCTAGTTCATTTAGTGGATTGCCAGAAGAACTTGCAAGGGCATTAAGGGAGGGTGATTGGGATTTAGTTATTGGCTCTTTCTTTGGTGATATTTGGAAAAGAGATTTACACGTTATCAAGCCATTTGACATTCCACAGCATTGGACAAGGTTTAGATCGTTTGATTGGGGTTCGGCATCGCCATTTAGCGTTGGTTGGTGGGCAGTAGCTGAAGGGCATGAAACTATACCAGATAACGCATTGATTAGGTATCGTGAATGGTATGGAGCAGCAGGGCCAAACAGAGGTTTAAGAATGACGGCTGAAGAAGTTGGGAGTGGTATTCGTGCAAGAGAACGTGGCGAAAAAATAAATTTTGGTGTTGGTGATCCGTCAATATGGAAGATGGATGGAGGGCCGTCAATAGGAGAGAGATTAGGTAAATTAGGCGTAAGATTTAGAAGGGCTGATAATTCCAGAGTTGCAGGATGGGATCAGGTAAGGCAAAGGCTAATTGGCGATGATGGAGTTCCTATGATGTATTTCTTTAAGAGCTGTATTGATACCATTAGGACATTACCAGTTTTGACCCACGATAAACATCGAATGGAAGATATTAATACGACTGAGGAAGATCACGCTGCTGACGAAATTCGTTACGCTTGCATGTCAAGACCATTTACAAGAAAAGCCCCAGAGATAGATGAGGATATTTGGCGAAAGCCGACCATCGATGAAATGATGAGTGGTTTGGATAAAACAAGCCGACCAAGTTCGTGGAGATTTTAATTGGATTATAAATTTGACAGAGAGCCTACGAAAAAGGCTGATAGGGCTGCGTATTGGAACAACCAGATTCTGAACGCTCGTAAGTTTGAGGAAACCTGGCGAGAACGTGCTAGTGGTATTGTGCAAAGGTATCGTGACGATAACATTAATCGTTTTGAGCGTGAAACGAGGATGAACATTTTTCATTCAAATGTTGATACGTTAAAGTCAGCTTTGTATTTTAAAACACCAAAGCCACGAGTAACCAGACGATTTAAAACTGATGACCCTATTGGTAAAACCATAGCAATGGTTATGGAACGTGGCTTACAGTATCAGTTAGATTTTTATGATTTTGATGGAACAATTAAAAAAGCCATTGAAGATATGTTAATTGTAGGTCGTGGGGCTGTGAGGTTAAGATATGATCCTGTGCTTGTTACAGGTGATCCACAACGTATTCCTATTAATGTTGAGCCTATTACTGGCATTGGCGAAGTTGCTCCTGGTCAAATGGGTGAAGTTCAGGTTGCCCAAAGGCTGCTTGATCCTGAAGGTAATGAAATTGAGCAAGAAAACGTGCAGCAAGATGCAAGAGGTTTATTTATAGAAGGTGATCCAGTAGAAGAAATTGGAGAACAATCTATTCGCTGTGAGTACGTTCATTGGCAGGACTTAACCATTGCCCCTGCTAGATGTTGGGAAGATGTAAAGTGGATTGCGTTTAGGCATTTATTATCTAGGCAAGAACTAGTTGATTATTATGGCGAGAAGCAAGGGCAGCAAATCCCTTTAAGTTATGTGCAATCGGAATCATCTGGCTATCAAGATAACCCAGAACCAGACATGGCTGAAATTTATGAGATATGGGATAAGAGGTCTGGCAAACAAATATTTGTAGCCACTAGTTTTAATGAAATACTAGAAGAAGCTGACGATCCTTATAATTTAGATGGTTTTTGGCCTATGCCAGAGCCTATCTATGCCATTTCGACAACTGACACAACTTTACCTGTGCCAGAGATATTAATATATGAAGATCAGTTATTTGAATTAGATTTAATCACACAAAGGATTGCAGCGTTAACTGAAGCCTTAAAACGTAGAGGTGTTTACGATGCTAGTTTCCAAGAATTAATAAGATTAGCTGATGCCAATGATAATGAATTTATCCCTGTTGAAAACTTTGCGATGTTACAAGCAGGTGGTGGTTTAGCTAATGTTATGCAAGAAGCACCATTACAGAACTTAATTACGGCAATTACTGCGTTATACTCATCAAGAAAGATTGTTATTGAAACCATTTATGAGATTACTGGTATTAGTGACATTATGAGAGGTACGTCAGCTAGTCGTGAAACGGCTACGGCACAAAGGATCAAAGGTCAATTTGGTGCAATGAGGTTAACAAGCCGTCAACGTGCTATTGAAAAGTTCTTAGATAAAATAATGACATTAAAGGCTGAATTACTTGTTGAGAATTTAGAGCCTAGCTTATTGGAAAAGATGACTGGGATTGCTTTACCTCCAGAGGTAGTCGCAGTCATGCAAGATGATAGATTAAGAAGTTACAGAGTGTCTATAGATACTGAAGAAAGTTCAGCTATAGATCAGGCAATGGATCAGAAAAACAGAACTGAATTTCTAACGGCTATGGTTCAGTTTCTGCAAACTGTCGGCCCATTAGTTAATTCTGGTGCTATAGGTTTTGACCAGGCAAAGATGATGATGTTGTTTGCTGCTAGAGCGTTTCCTGGTGCTAGAGAATTAGAAGAAAGTTTAGAAGCTATCCAACCACCACAACCACAATCAAATCCTGCTGATAAAATTATTGAGTTAGAGGGTGCTAAATTACAAGCCCAGACTGAAGAAGCTAAATCAGACATACAGATAAAGATTGCACGACTAGAATTAGACAAAGAAAAAACTCAAGCCGATGTAGCGTTAAAACAGCAGAAACTAGAAATTGATGCTGCCAAAATAGTTACAGGCTAATGAATAACTCTGATGCGTTAGGTCGCATAGTTTGGCTTATGGGTCATTCTAGGCATCATAACACTTATCGAGTCCACGACATACATAGGTTGATTTTACCTGCGATCGCAAACTACCAGTTTAGGGTTTGGGAAGGTGAGTTTAATCCACAAGGGTTTATAATTTGGGCTTGGCTTACTGATGAAGCATCGAGTGAATATGAAAAAGGTAGCAGCCACATAACTGGCAAAGATTTTGTTGGTGGCACTAATCTATGGATTGTTGAAATGGTAATGCCCTTTGGCGATGCTAAGTCTTTAATGAGTGAAGGTCGAAAGCATCTAATAGGTCTTTACGGCAAAGGAACAGTTCTTAGAGGTAGAAGAACAAAGAACAATTTATTTAAAAAGGTGATTTTATAATGGGTGATAGTCCTTCTGAAGAATCAGATGAATCAATGGAAGCAGCAGAACGCTTTGACGATCAACAAACTGGTGACTTTGGTGGTGGTAAGACTAATGTAAGTGATCCAACTGAATCAAGAGACTTTGGTAATAATAGATTAGACACAGCCATAAAAAAGGCTGTCTTTACTAGTAATCAACAAAAACTAGCAGATAAAGCTAGAAGGGGTGAAATAGAGGGTGTAAATTTACAGCCAAGCACTCAAGATATTCAATCTTTTAGGGAAGAACAAGAGAATATTGATGTATTAGGCTATGATCCTACACAAGAAAGTATAGATGTTGGGCCTGGAGATATATTTGGTTTAGAAGATCGTATTGCTGAAAATCTAAGGCAAGGTGGCAAGCCGTCATTTAATCCTCAAGGTAATATTATTGGGTCTACTGGTTATGGCCCTGCTTTTGGTGGCATGGGTGTTTTATCAGGTATATTACCAGATGTAACAACTTACACAGGTTTAAATGCAGGTGATCCCTTTGGTGATCCTACAATGGGTGGTGATGATAATAACGAACCAGATATAATTAGACGTAGGATGAGTGCTGAAACAGTACCCATACAAGAAATAGAAGATGATCCTGTACTATCTAATAATTTAGCATCTAATTATCTTCAAAACCCTTACTATGGGTATTCTGGGCAAGGCAATTTATATCAACCTTATGGTTATGCAAATAATACTTTAGTTGACCTTCTAAGAACTAGAAATATGACACAACCACAACAACGTGCAGCTAATTTAGGGCTGTTTGGTAATCCAGGAGATTTTTCATAATGGAAATGGACATGGAAGGGGCTGCTCAAGCCTACGCTCAATTATCTGAGCAAGAAAAAGAAATGATTAGAGAGGTCGTAGATAGTCCTCTTATGGGAATACTTGCGAAAGTGTTTGGCCAAGAATTTATCCAGACATTAGGTAGTTTTAATAAACCTGCTCGTAAGATGGATGCTGAAATGCGTTCACAAGCAGCAAGAATGTTAATGAGATGAGCAAGCAAACTTTTATCTTTGTTGATGGCAAACTTGTTGAAAAATCAGAAGCAATAAAAGCCCATTCTGTGAACATAATGAAAGATATTGAGCCTTATCAGAATATGAAGGATTTAGGTTGGATTCAATCACGTTCACAGCACAGGGAGTTTTTGCGTAAACATAATGTAATAGAAGTAGGGAATGAACAAAATCATATTTTCAAATGACAGATAATTTAGAACAGCTAGAAAGCACTCAAGATTCTGCACCAACAAGTCCAGAGTCTAATAATGAGTCAGCATCAGAAACAGTTCGTGAGACATTGAACCGAGTGTTGGCTTCCAGAGAAACAGACGAAGTAGAGGAACAAGAAGCTGAAACGCTACCACCTCCACCAGAACAAGAATCATCTGAAACTGAAGAAGAATCAGTAGAAGAAGAAACAGAAGTTACAGAAGGCAAAACTGAGGAAAAGGCAGAAGAAAAGCCTTTGGAAGCGATAGCTCCACCTCAACATTGGCCAAATGATTTTAAAGAGCAATTTGAAGAAATGGATGCAACAGGTCAGCATTTATTTATGAAACGATATAAGGACTTAGAGGGCGATTACACTAAGAAAACGCAATCCCTTGCTAAGTACCGAAAGAGACAAGAATCTTTTGATGAAATTATGAAACCACATATGGATGATTTCTCAAGAGCAGGTATGGATGACGTAGGTGCTGTAAGGCAATTATTATCAGCCCATAACTATTTAAAGAATGATCCTAAACAAGCTATACAATGGCTTGCAAAGAATTATGGTGTAGACCTAGCAGAAGTCGGATACGATTCTACTGCTGAAGATGATGACTATGCCGATCCCAAGATGAAAGCGTTGGAGCAGCAAGTTGCCCAGTTACAAGGCTTTTTAAAGAACCAAGAACAGACAAATATGCAAAGTGTTCAACAAAACACTCAGTCTATGATCGACCAATTTGCAACTGAAAAGACTACCGATGGTAGCCCTAAACATCCACACTTTGATAGTGTCAGGGATAGAATGGGCGTATTAATACAAGGTAATCAAGCCCCAGACTTAGCAACAGCATATGATATGGCTGTCTACGCTGATCCTAAATTAAGACAGGTGATGATGGATAGTTACGCTGCTTCTAAGAAACAAAAAGAGGTAAAAACTCAAGCTGTGGCAAAGGCAAAGAAAGCGACTAGATCAAATGTTAGGGGAAACCCATCACCGAGTGAAAAAGCATTTCCAAACAATATGTCTGTAAAAGAAACAATTTTACAATCAATTCAACAATTAGAGAATGGAAGGACATAAATTATGGCGAGTCCAAATTTATCTGAGATAGTAACAACAACTCTCAGGAATCGAAGTAAAAGTTTAGCTGACAACGTGTCAAATCATAACGCATTGTTAAAAAGGCTAAAAGAAAATGGTAACACTAATCTTGTTACTGGTAGACAAATTGTCCGAGAATTAGAACACGCAGATAATTCTACTGTTGGCTTTTATTCTGGATACGAAAGTCTAGACGTTTCACCATCGGAAGTTTTAAGTGCAGCCACTTATGATTATAAGCAAATGGCAGGAAATGTAACAATTTCTGGTTTAGAGCAAATTCAAAACTCTGGAACAGAAGCTGTTATAAATTTGCTTGAATCTAGAATAAATGTTTTAGAAAAATCGCTTATGAACACACTTTCAACATCACTTTATTCTGATGGTACAGGAACTTCAGGTAAAGAGGTAGGTGGATTACAGTTATTGGTTTCAGATGCAGGAACTGGTGTCATAGGAGGAATTAACTCAACTACTTTCCCATTCTGGAAGTCTCAGCAAATAACTGCAAGCAGTAGTGCATTTAGTACAGCTAATGTCCAAACTGACATGAACAATATGTATTTAAAATTGGTTCGTGGTGCTGATTCACCTGATTTAATCATGGCTGATGCAACGGCTTATAAAGCCTTCTTAGGCTCATTACAAGCTATTCAAAGAATAACATCAGATGGTATGGCTAACTCTGGTTTTACTAGTGTTGCTTATCTAAACTCAGATGTGATTTTTGATGATGCGTGTCCAGAAAATAAGATGTATTTTTTAAATACTGATTATTTAAGATTGGAAACAGCAGCAAGCAGAAACTTTGTTCCTGGTGAAGCTAGAATGTCAGTTTCGCAAGATGCTATGATAACTCCTATGTTTTGGAGTGGAAATTTAACGTGTAGTAACAGAGCCTTACAAGGTGTAATTCACGTTTAACATTAACTAAAGAAAGGAAGTTTGTTATGACTATAGCAACATTACTGGGCGTTGACGTTACAGCCCAAAGCACGACACCTGAGTTTACACCAGGAAGTCTAGGAGCGATTGTAAACTCTACTGGAACTAAAATGTATAAGTATCTCAAATATGATGATGCTTCAGCAGGAGTTGCAGGAGTCGCAGGGGAAGTGGCTTATTATCATACATTAGATGGTTATAAGCTAAACACTTGCACATCTGATTTAAGTGATTCAGTTGAGATAGGAGCAGGAGTAATCCAGGCAACTATAGCGACTGAAACATTTGGTTGGTTTCAAATTTCTGGAGCTGCCACATTATCGATTGCTTTAACAGCAGGTGCAGATGGTGATCCTCTTACACCTACTGGAACAGGCGATGGAACTTTAGACGTTTCAGCAGCCGTTACAGATAATATTTGTGCGATTGCAGGTGATATTTCAGACAAAGAAATTATCTGTACGTTTCCAATGTAAATAAAATTTAAGGGAGCAGGGAAACTTGTTCCCTTTTTTAAATCAACTAATCTGGAGGGATTATAAATGTCAGTAGTACCACAATTTTATGAACGTGAGTTTAATGGTCAAATGCGTGATTTTGTTAGGATCACAATCAAGGGCATGAAAGATGTTTTTGAAGCACCAGTAAGACCACAAGATTTAACGAGGTTTCCAGATGAATGGCAATCTTATAAAAAAACTAAAGGCACTAAGAAAATAACTGGAATGTCATTAAAAGAATTACCTGCAATGTCTGAGGACAGAAGAATTGAATTAGAACTGTTTGGTGTTGAATCAATAGAGCAGTTAGCCGAAGCCGATGTTGATAAATTAAGAAATCTTGGTCAGGCTTTTGTTGAATTACAGAGAATTGCAGAATTAACAGTCAAAGCAAAGACTAGTCCTAAAAAAGTACATAAACCTTTAACCATAGGAATACCAGATGAGCCTATTGACAATTTGCCAGAACGTAGCTGATTTTACAGGGTTTGAAAGAGAAACAACTATAATCTCTAACACAAGTCCTACAGCAAGACAGTTATTAGCTTTGTGCCAAAGATCAGGTAAACAATTAATGAGGGTTACAGCGTGGCCAATCTTGTTAAAAGAGCATACGTTTTCAACAGCTAATGGCACTCAGTCATACGCTTTGCCTACAGACTTTGATAGGTTTATTGATGGAACGGCTTATAATAGAACTGACCTGGATGCGTTTACTGGGCCATTAACACCTCAACAATATCAACTAGATAGATTCGGAACTGCAAGTGCAGGAACAACTCAAAGGTTTCGTTTAAAGTCTAGTTCTAATGCGTTAAAGTTTGATATTACTCCAACTCCTACAGCTACTGAAACTGTGGGTTTTGAATACGTCAGTAATCATTGGAATCAAAAAACAGATGGAACTTCACAAGGTGCTTTTACAGTTGATAGTGATGTTGGAATATTAGACGAGTTATTAATAGAAATGCACGTTACATGGCAGTTTAAGCAGATGCACGGCCTTGATTACGCAGAGGACTTCAGACAGTACCAATTAGAGGTAAGACAAGCCATATCACGAGCAGGTGGTTCACCTATAATATCCTTAGATGATGCACGAAGATTAAAAGTAAGTCCTTATTCATATAACTTACCAGATTCAGGATATGGAAGCGTTTAATGCTACAACCTATTCAAACAGCAAATAGATTTAGAGTAAAATCTGCATCTATACCTGCACCTGTTGGTGGTTTAAACTCAAGAGATAGTTTAGATGCTATGCCACCGACTGATGCTTTGGTTATGAGTAATTTCTTTCCGACTGTGGAAAAGATAACAACAAGAGAGGGTTTTACTAGCTTTTGTACTGGTGTTGGATCAGGTAATGTAGAAACGCTTGTAGAGCATTTTGCAGGGGCTAACAGACAATTATTAGCCGTTGGTGCAGATGGTGTTTTATATCAAATAGATACTGGAACTGCTGTAAGTAGAAAAACAGGGTTATCTAATGGTAGATTTCAGACTGTTGAATTTAATGGCTTAACCATTTTTGTTAATGGAGAAGATACACCTTTTAGTTGGAATGGCTCTAGTGCATCAAATCTTAGTATTACATTGTCAGATAGTGTTTCAGCAGCCACGCTAAAAGGTGTAACCACATATAAAAATAGACTTTATTACTTTACAGGAGTTGACCAAAACTTTTATTACTCAGCTTCAGTAGATACATTTCAAGGAAACTTTAGTGTGTTTCCTACAGGATTAGTTGGAACATTTGGTGGTAACTTAATTCAAATTGGAGTTTTAAGCGTTGATGGTGGTGAAGGCATGGATGATTTGCTCACCCTCATTATGTCATCTGGTGAGGTGCTTGTTTATAGTGGTACTGATCCGAGTGCATCTAGCTTTGCATTAGTTGGTACGTTTAGAATAGCAGAGCCAGTAAACGAGCCTAGAGCAATGGCTAAATTAGGTGGTGATTTAATAATTGCAACCAGAGAAGGTTACTTGCCTTTATCACAAGTTTTTAGACAAGATTTGGTAGGCAATAAAGCAGCAGCAATAAGTGAAAAAATTAGAGGTACAGTTATTAGCCAGGTCGCTGAAACTGGTACAAGTACAGGTTGGCAAATCCACGTTTCATCTGATGGGTCTAAAATTTATTTTAATTATCCAACAGGGGATAGCACAGACACATTTAACCAACATATTTTTAATCCTATAACTAGGGCTTGGGCTGTATTTCAAAATATACCTGCTCATGTTTTTGCAAATTTTAGTGGCGAAACTTATTTTGGAACAACAGGTGGAAAGGTCTATAAAGTTGGTGGAACTTCTGATTTAACAGTAGCCATAACAGCCGATATATCTTTTTCTTATAATTATTTTGGTGACAGAGCATCGTTAAAAAGATTTACGAGTATTGCACCAATGCTTGAAGCACTAGGAGACATAAACTTTGATTTCGGTGTTTCAGTTGATCAACAAGCACCAACAGGTTTATTGCTATCATCAAATGTTTTTGAAAGTGATTTAGCAACGTGGGATACAGCCCAGTTCGATTTAGATTTTTGGGCAGACACAGTTGGGGCAGGAATTATACAAAAACGTAAAGTCGTAGGAAGATTAGGTAGATCAGCATCTTTAAGAATAAAGGTAGCATCTGCATCACAAAAAATAAGTATTTTATCAAGTAACTTTCAATTTATTCCAGGAGGGCCAGTTTAATGGCATACAACAGTTCAGGCGTTTTTAGTCGTGTCCATGACTTCACAGATGACAGAGATAATGGAATAAGGATACAAGCTAGTCGTATGGATGCCGAAATGGATGGTATAGCAACAGGACTGTCTACAGCTATAACAAAAAATGGCTCACAAACCACAACAGCTATAATTCCATTTGCCGTTGGATTATCAATAATTGACAACCAATCAGCAATATTTGGAACAAACTCTGACTACACTTTGCAATATGATGAAGCGACTAGAGATTCATTATTTCTTACATCTAATATTGAAGGTGCTGCATTTAAATTAACTTTAGCAGCCGATCAGGGCGATGATGCTTCAGATGAATGGCAAGTTGGCATTAATACATCTGGTGTTTTAAGTATTGGTAACGATATAGCTTCTGCTCAAACTTATGTATCACAATTAACATTAACACCTCACGCAACAGTTGCTAGTTCTACAACAGCCGTTTTAGGTAATTTAACAGTTGGTGGAGACTTAACTGTAACTGGTGATGATATCACTATGGCTACAAATACAGCAGGTCATGTTTTAGTTGGAGATGGTACAAATTATAATCCAGTTGCTATATCTGGAGATGTTACCCTTGCTTCAAGTGGTGCAATAACAATAGCTAGTGGTTCTGTAGAAACGGCAATGATAGCAGCCGATGCAATTACGAGTGCAAAGATAGCCGATGATGCCATAAATTCTGAACATTATACGGATGGCTCTATAGATACGGCTCATATTGCTGATTCACAAATAACAGTAGCAAAGATGGCTGCAAACTCTGTTGATAGCGACCAATACGTTGATGGTTCTATTGATACGGCTCACATTGCTAATCTACAGATTACTACGGCATTAATAGCAGCCGATGCTGTTAATGGTGATAAAATAGCAGATAACTCTATAGACTCTGAGCATTACACGGATGGAAGTATAGACACGGCTCATATAGCCAACTTACAGATAACTACAGGACTAATAGCAGCCGATGCTGTTACTTCTGCAAAGATACCAGATAACGCTATAGACTCTGAACATTATACTGATGGCTCAATAGATACGGCTCATATTGCTGATTCACAGGTTACTGTTGCTAAGATGGCTGATAATTCTATAGATAGCGACCAATACGTTGATGGTTCTATTGATACAGCCCACATTTCAGACAATGCAGTAACTTTAGCAAAAATGGCAGGTGTAGCTAGAGGTAAGTTCATTATAGGTGATGCTAGTGGAAACCCTGCTGTTATAGGGCCAGGAACTAATGCACAAGTATTAACATCTGATGGAACTGACATTGCTTTTGCTGATGTTCCAGGTGCTTCAGATTTGGCAGCCGATGATTTATCAATAGGTGATGCTGCGATTTTGTTAACTACAAGTAGTGGTAATATAACTATTGATGCAGCAGCCAACGATTCTGATATTATTTTTAAAGGTACAGATGGAGGTGGTGATACAACATATTTAACAATAGATGGTAGTGCAGCAGGTGCAGCCACATTTAATGATAAAATTATAGCAACAGAGTTAGATATATCAGGTGCTATTGATGTTGATGGGGTTACCAACCTAGACGTAGTTGATATTGATGGTGCTGTGAACATGGCAACTACTCTTTTAGTTACTGGAGAAACCACACTACAAACTCATCTTAATATGGGTGATGGAGATATAATTAAACTTGGTGCTGGTGCTGATTTACAAATCCAACATACTGGTAGTGATTCTCGTATTATTGATAGTGGTACTGGTAGTTTATTTCTTGGTGGAAGTACTGCTGTGGGGATACTGAATACTGCACTTAATGAGTATATGATAAATGCTGTAGCTGATGGTGCAGTAACACTTTATCATAACAATGTTGCAAAGTTAGCAACTGCTTCTACTGGTGTAAATGTTACTGGTGGTATTGGATTAGGTGGAACTGGTGCAGCCAATATTCTTGACGATTATGAGAAAGGCACATGGACACCTACTGTTACTGGTTCATCAAGTGGTAGTTATGCTTTAGATTCTGGACATAGGTCTACCTATATAAAAGTAGGTAATATATGTCATATTTCTACTGCAATCGGTCTTGGGTCATTAACTGGTTCAGCAGGTGGCTATGCTAAAATTGGTGGGTTTCCATTTAATTATAATGGTGGAGTTAGTCAATCCACAGGAGCAGTTTTTTTAAGTCAAGTTAATTTAGCATCTACAGTTATTCAAACTGCAATAATGCAAGACAGTTCTGGTACAGCAAATACTTATTTTTTACCTTCTGTAAGAGATAACGATGCTTCTTTGGAAACAGCTTTAAATATAATGAGTGCAAGTACAAGTATTACATTCAGTTTTTCATATCAAACTGTTTAAAATTAAAATGAAAAGGAAAATAAAACAATGGCAATAACAAAAGAATTAATAATAGAAAAAATTGAGGTAGTTACAAAGTGGTCTATTCAGATTGCGACAGATACTGTAATTAAAGAAGATGACAAAGAAATATCAAGGTCAAGACATAGACATATAATTGTACCTTGTGTTTCTACATATAAATCTAAAACAGTAGATGGTGTAGAGCAACCTGATTTAGATTCAGATGGTAAAAAACAATGGACACACGCAGACACCGACATAAGTGGAGAAGCTACAGAAGTACAAGCAATAGCTAATGCTGTTTGGACTGATGCAGTAGTCGCAGCATATAAAACATATGTAGAAGCACAGGAGTAACAAATGACTGAACAATCAAACATCATAAAAATCTATGATAAAGAATATGACCAAACTGCATTTGATGCTAACCAAAAGCTAATAGTGTCACACATAAAGGTCTTGCAACAAAAGGTCACTAATCTTAGGTTTGAGTTAGACCAGGCTAGTGTGGCACAAGATGCGTTCATTAATAAATTAGTTGCATCATTAGACGAGCCTGTTGTTGAGGAAAAAGACGTTGGCTAAAGTTACTGTGCAATCTGTTAAAGCAGAATTAGATACCCTAGCAGCAGTTAGTCAGGAACGATTTATTGAATTGTTAAACAGAACAAAACGTCTAGAGACTGTATTAATTGGCACGGCATCAGCTACAATAATTTTACTAATAAGCATCATTTTAAAAACCCAATAAATTAAAAAGACATATAATTGAGAGGTTGCTATAATGCTTGAAATGCTAATAGCAGCTAATAGTGCATTTGCAATAATAAAAAAAACCCTTGAAAATGGTCGTGAAATTTCTAGTGCAGGTTCTGCTATTGCTTCTTTTATTGGTGCAGAAGATAAACTTAGGGCTGACGTTCAAAGGAAAAAGAATAGCCTATGGACAAAGTTTTTAGGCAAAGAAGATAATGAGCTAGAAGAATTTATGGCTCTGGAAGAAATCAGACGTAAGCAAGATATGCTCAGAGAATATATGCAGCTTTATGGTCGAGCTAATTTATATACTGACTATATACAGTTTTGTGCTGAAGCTCGTATGAATAGAAAAGAAGCCAACAAAAAACAAGCACAAAGAAAAGCCTACATCCAAGATGTAATTGTCAAAATAATTTTAGGTCTTCTAATAACAATATTGATTAGTGGATTTGCTGGTGCTGCTTTTCTGATTATGCGAAAAAAGGGGATGATATGACAGCGTTCCTTTTAATATGCACTTTGAATGGAATGGTTACCGAAGGTGGTATTTATTTCAGAAATGTGAATGATTGCATGTCTTTTAAAGACACTCTGACTAACCAATCTTATATGAAAAAAGACAAACCACAAGTTTACGAATGTATGTGTAAATTAATTCCAGAGGTCGATCCTAAGAAAGTGCAGGTTTATTGATGATTGGGATAGTAACAAATATAGATGATTATGTAAGGGCTTGGGTAGCAAAAAGAATAGGCATTAGAGGGTTCGGCCCATCGACAGCAATAGGTGTTCAAAGAGATGGTCAGCTAATTGGTGGATGTGTATATCACGATTATAGAGATGGGCAAGTCGAATGTTCTTTAGCTTGTGACTCCCCTAGATGGGCTACTCGATCTGTTCTTTTTTCATTGTTTGCTTATCCTTTTATTCAGATGGATGCAAACAGATTGCTAGTCACTTGTGATGAAAGTAACGACAAAGCCATGAAGATGAACAGACAACTAGGGTTCACACCAGAGGGCATTTTAAGGCAAATGTATTATCCCAATGATGCGATCATCTTTGGAATGTTGAAAAACGAATGTAAATGGATAACAAAGAAGGAAATAACTAATGGGCAAAAGTCAAGCACAAAGACCTCCAGCTATTAATCCAGACGAGTTAATTAACGCTCAAAAGGATGCTAATCGTATAAATCAATATACACCACAAGGCAATATGCTTTTTGGTTATACCGATCAAAATACAGGTGCTTTTACTCAAGGTTTAACACCAGATGATGATGGTCGTTATCAGTCAGCAGCCTTTACTCAAGAAACACCATTCCAAACGCAAATGAGGGCAGCCACAGAAGGAACTGGTTTAGGTCTTGGCAATACTGCATTTAGTAGGGTTACAGGTCGAACTGTTACAGGGCAAAATCCAGATGGTTCTCCTATTTATCAAAATGATCCTGACTTTCAAAATCCATTTAGAACAGCACCAACTTTGTCAGGTATTAGAGGTTCACAAGATATTGATCCAACACAGTTAGCAAATTTACAAAATTTTAATCAAAGTATGTCTGCTGGTTTTGCACAGCCAACAAATTTAAGTAGTGGAGGTTTAACCAGTCTTGGTAGTAATTATAATTTAGGTACTTTGCCTGGTGTATCTCAGACAGGTGCTTTATCTCCATCACAATTTGCAACTAGCGTTTCGACAAGTGGATTACCTACACTTCCAACAGATTTTGAAGCCACTAGATCAAATGTTGCTAGTAGTATTTATGACAGGCAATCAGGGTTATTGCAGCCAGAGTTTACTAGGCAACGTGAAGAACTAGAAAGCAATTTAATTAATCGTGGAATACCTATAACATCTGATCCATATAATCAGGCTGTAAACCGATTAGACACACAACAAAATGAAGCCTTGTCAAGACTAGCACAACAAGCTGACGTTGGTGGTGGTGCAGAAGCACAAAGGTTATTTAACCAGGCATCACAATCCAGAGGACAGCAGTTCGGTGAACGACAAACCGATGTAGGGTTAGCTAATCAAGCTGCATCACAAAACTTTGCACAAGGTCAAACAGAAGCACAAAGACGATTTGGTGAAACATCTGCTGTAAGAGGTCAAAACGTAGCCGAAAGACAAAGGCAGTTAGAATTACAAAATCAAGCTAGAGGTCAAGAGTTTGGAGAAAGAGCAGCAACTGGCGAATTTGGTTTAGCAGCTCAACAACAATCGTTTGGTCAGAACGCTGCTAATGTTCAACTTCAAAACGCAGGAAGGCAACAACAAATGGCTGACCAGTTACTATCAAATCAAACTGTGCAACAACAAAGACAACGTGAAATTGCAGAACGTAATGCACTCAGAGGTCAAAACTTTAATGAGTTAGCAGCACTACTTGGTGGGCCACAAGTTCAGCAAGCTAGTTTCTTTGCTCCTGGTTCAATAGATACTGCTGGGGCTTATTCGGCACAACAAGCTCAACAACAAAACGCTTATAATCAAGCTCAAAACAGTCGAAATGCTGACATGGGAGGATTATTTGGATTAGCAGGAAATCTTGGATCAGCTTATATGTATGGAGGAATGAGATAAATGGCAATAAATAATAGTCCTAGCTTTAGATACAAGCAATTAAACCCTGCATATCAAAGTGACCCTAGACGAATATTAGGGCAACAGCTAATGCAACAAGGAAATTCATTTGCACCAGTAGCAACACCACTACAAGGGCTAGGTCGTTTAAGTTCTGCATTGGTTGGTGCTTATCTCCAGAAAGGGGCTATGGATCGACAGGTTACTAGAGAAGAAGAACGTACTAATCAGATCATGGGTATGATACCTGCAAACGCATCACCAGAGATAAGGGCTTATGCTCAAAGTAATCCAGAAGATTTTATGGCTGCATTTGGTCAAAGTATGTTCAAGCCAAAAACAGAAGTGTTTACACAGAATTTACCTGGTGGAACTGTTTATGGACAACAATCCACAGACACATTTGGTAATGTAAACAAGACACCAACTGGTTTTTCTAAGTCTTTAGTTGCTAAAACTACGGCAGCAGAAAAAAATGCACTTCTATTAGGTTACAAACCTGACACACCAGAATTTATAAGTTATATAAGAGAAGCTACACTCCCAAAGCCTGACACAACTGCGATTGACGTATCAACAGGAAACAAATTTACACCAGAACAAACAGAATTTGGTAAATTAAGAGCAAAAAGTGTTAATGAAAATATAATAGCACCTGCACAAAAAGCAGACGAAACCATACAAAATATTGACACAGCATTAAGGCTTTTAGAAGAAAACCCAAATATATCAGGATTGGGTGAAGAAGGTATTTTAAGGATTAAAGAAACTGTTGGTGGTTTAGTAAGAGCATTTGGTATTGACCCAGAAAAGGCAGGTATCAATCTTAAAGATATTGGTAAACAGCAAGTGTTTGAATCAATAGTTAATAAACTTGTTTTAGATCAAACATCAAAACTTAAAGGTGCTTTATCAAATAAAGAATTAGATTTCTCTGGTAAGGCAACAGCACAGTTAGGAACGTCAGTTGAAGCTAACAAAGTCATATTAGCATTTCAAAAACGTGCAGCAATTAAAGCAATAAATGTGTCAGAAAAAGCACAAGAATATTTTTCAAAAAACAGTACATTTGGTAAGGGTGAAATTGAAGGCAAGAAATATTCAAGCGTTGATGCTTATTTGCGTGAATATAAAAACAATAATGAGGTCTTTGGCCCTGATTTAATACAGTCATTTCAAACAAAAGGTGAGATCAAAGTTTACAAAGACTTTAGAGGTAGCAGAATTACTGAAGCTGAAAAAGATGCTTTGATAGCTAGAGTAACGCAAATTATAGGGATAAATTAATGACAAAAGAAAAAGACGATCAACTTGATAAACTCTTAGGTAATGTAGAGTTAACACCAACTAAATCTAATCAAGGTGTTGAATCACAGAACATTAGAACATTTGCACAAGGTCTAACTTTTGGTTTTGCTGATGAGATAGAATCATTTGTAAGGTCTGCTGTTGACAGTAATGCTAGTTATGCTGACACACTAAAAGAAGTCAGAAACAAAATTAATAAATTTAGAAAAGATAACCCTCTTGCTGCTTATGGCTCAGAAATAGCAGGTGCTATATTGCCGTCTATTGCAGCAGCATTTGTGCCTGGTGGACAAGCCCTAGCAGCATCAACAATAGGTCGAGTAGGACAAGCAGCGAAAGCTATAGGACTAGGTTCAAAAGGACAAAAAGTAGCTAAATCAGCAGCCGTAGGAGCAGGAGGTAGTGGTCTTTATGGCTTTGGTGCAGGAGAAGGTGGTTTTCAAAACAGAGCAGAAAATGCTCTTACATCAGCAGCTATAGGTGCAGTTGCTAACCCTGCAATACAAGCTGTTGCCCCTAGAATTACCCAGAGTGCAAAAGAACTATTAAGAAAAGATGTTCCATTAACACCTGGTCAAGCCGTTGGGGATTCTGGTTTGCTTGGTAAGTCTTTAAAAACATTAGAAGAAAAAGTATCAGGAAATGTTTTTATAATTGGTGATGCTGTTGAAGGTGCTTTGCAAAGATCACAAAAAGGTTTTAACAAAGCAGCCGTTGAAGAATCATTAAAAGACATAAACGTAAAAGTACCAAAAAATTTAGAGGGTAGACGTTTAATAGGCTTTGGTCAAAATGTCTTAAAAAGTCAATATGCTAAGACACTTGGCAAAATGAAGTTAACAGATGAAGCAGGAGTAAATTCTGAAATATCAAAACTTACAACTGACTTATCTAAGGAAATCAAAAAGGATATTACTGACAGAGCAAGTAGATATATAACAAAGAAATTTGTTGATGGTAAGATGTCTGGCCCAAACATAAAAAAAGCACAAACATTACTTAGAAGGGATATACAAAGACTGATAAGAAGTGGGTCAGAGCTTGATGCACAAAAAGCAGATGCTTTAATAGATATCAGAAGTGTTTTATCTAATGAATTGCAAAAGGCAAATCCTAAACAAGCACCGATATTAAGCAATATAGATAAATCTTATGGTAAATTTGAAATAGTTAGAAACGCATCTTTGCGAAAAAAAGTATCTGAAGATTTTACACCTGGCGATCTTTTACAAGCTAGTGCAAAAAGCGACACAACAAAAAGGCAATCTAAGTTTTCATCTGGTGATGCTAGGATGCAGAACTTTGCTCAAAACGCACAGAATATAATTGGTAACACAGTACCTAATTCTGGAACGGCAGGTAGGATAGAAACTAACAGAATGTTAACAGGTGGTGGTTTGTTTGCAGCTGCTACACAAGTTGATCCATATACAACAGGACTGTCATTAACTTCCCCACTTTTGTATTCACAACTAGGTGTTCCAATAACTAGAAATTTAGTATCAGGTGCAGGTAGGGCTATGCAAGGTGCTGTGCCAGTTACATCACAAATGTTAGCCCAACAATTAATGAACGGCACATGACCCAGAAAAGACTACAAGTAGACTCTATGTATGCACATTTAGATACAGATGGAGATGGTGTCGTTTCTGACCAAGAATTTGAGATGAAACAGAAGCTAGTGCTGCTAGAGAATGAAGATAAGAAACAAGACCAACAAAGATACCTAGTATGGTTTTCTGCTGTATCAGTAACAGTCTTTATAATTGTTCTTATGACACCACTAATACCTATGGAACGTATAGATCACTTGTCAGGCATAGCTGAAATATGGGTGTTATCTAACATGGGTGTTATTGGCAGCTTTATAGGCTTTAACCAAATAGCAAAAAAGAGGGAGCAGAAATAATGTTAACTGCATTAATAGGCCCTATAAGCAGTCTTTTTACTAGTTACATGGATAAGAAGAAAGTAGAGCAAGAGGGCAAATCAGCAGTCGCAAAAGCAAGGGCTGAAGCAGAAGCAAAGGTTATGGTTAGTTCGGCAACATCTGCTGCTGAATGGGAAAAGCTAATGGCAAAGGGTTCTACACAGAGCCTTAAAGATGAGTGGTTAACACTACTGTTCAGCATACCTCTTATACTAGCTTTCTGTGGTGATTGGGGCAGACAAATAGTAGCTGATGGATTTACAGCCCTAGAAGCTATGCCAGAATATTATCAATACACTTTAGGAATAATTGTAAGCAGTAGCTTTGCCGTTAGATCAGCAACTAAGTTTTTTGGGAAAAAGCAATGACAAAATTTTACATGAGTTTATACGATTTTTTTACGTCTGTAGCTAACTACTTTTGGCACAGACACATTCGTTCTATGAAGAACCGAAAGAGAAAACTTTAATGGATATAGATAAATTAAGGTCAGAATTAGAAGCTGAT